GCTTGGAACGTTATACGGCCTATCTTAGCAGAAAATGGAGGATGGGCAGTATTTAATAGTTCTACTAATGGCAAAAATCATTTCTTTGATATGCACAATATGGCTGTAGAGAATCCTAAGTGGTTTATTCAGAATCTTACAGCATATGATACTCTTGATATAGATGGATCTCGCTTCTGTACAGATGAAATGATTCAGGATGAAAGAGATGCTGGAATGCCTGAAGAGATGATCCAGCAAGAATATTTTAATTCGTTTACTTCTAATTCTAAAGCTTTTTATTATTTACAATATATGGAGCAAGCAGAACAAGAAGGGCGTATTGGAGATGTTCCTTGGAATCCTGCATATCCTGTGGATACTTGGTGGGATATCGGGGTATCAGATGAAAATGTTATTGTGTTTACTCAAGCTATAGATAGATATATTCATATCATTGATGTGGTTAAAGGTTCTAATAGAGCACTAGATTACTGGGCTAAAGAATTACAATTAAAGCCCTATGTCTATAGTTCACACACTTTCCCACATGATATGGACCATGTAGAATATGGTTCTGGTAGAACACGAATAGAATTAGCTGAAGAACTATTTACTAATATAGATCTCAATGTCTTAAAGAAACTGCCTAAACAAGAAGGCATTAACGCTTTAAGAATATTGTTTCCTCAAATAAGAATAGATAGAGAAAAGTGTGAAACATTGATTAAAGCTCTTTATAACTATCGAAGAGAATATAATGATAAGCTGCAAGAGTATAGTGCCAATCCAGTACATGACTGGGCATCACACTATGCTGACGCTGCTAGATACATGGCTACAGGCATTATTATCCCTTCAGATGATAACTCTATAGTGGCAAAAAGAACTAGAGGCTTAAGGCCTGCTAGAAGACGTATTAAAGATTGGCGCATAGCATAGGTGAACAAATGGTAAGAAAACTCAAGTCACATATGCAGCTTGCACGAAGCCAATGGGACCGTTACGAGAATGCTTTGAGACGTGGGCATATTGATTATCAGAATGCTGCTCGTCGTAATGAAGATTTCTATTTAGGTGATGGCAGACAGTGGGATGACCAACTAAAAGAAACTCTTGAAGCTATGGGTAAACCCTGGCTTGAAGAGAACATTATTTTTAGTACGATTAACACTGTATTAGGATATCAGACACAATCCCGTATGGACATTGCTTTTAAGCCCAGGGGCGAAGGTGGTGATCAAGAAGTATCTGATATTCTTTCTAAGATTGCCTTATATGTTATAGACTCTACAAAGTATCCTTGGACAGAATCTCAGGCTTTTGCAGACGGCATTATACAACAACGTGGATACTTAGATATCCGAATGAATTTCGATAACAATCTTTATGGAAACATTGAGATTTCTTCATTAGATCCTTTGGATGTTATTCCAGATCCTGATGCTAAATCTTATAACCCTAATGATTGGAAAGATGTTTTAGTTACAAAGTGGATGCACATTGATGATATCAGAACAACTTATGGATCTCAACGAGCACGAGATGTTGTTGGAGAATTTCTATCAGACAGAATGGATGGTGAGAGATTCGAATCAGAGTCTGACTTTGGACAAGGTGACTGGTCTGCCGAAAGGAATAAGTTCGGAAGAAATACAAGCTATCTTGACCAGTATTATGGCGCTGTAGATGAAGATGACTTCCATGTACGGCTACTAGAAAGACAATGGTATAAACTAGAACTTGTAGAGTGCTTCTACGATATTACTTCAGGCGATTATATTGTAGTTCCTGAAAATATGAAGCCAAGAGAAGTTAAGAGATTTGCTAAAGCTCAAGGATATGAAGTAACTAAGAAACTAAAGAAGCGTGTTAGGTGGACTGTATCTACAAGAGATACCATCCTGCACGATGATTGGAGTCCATATGAAGACTTCACTATTGTTCCTTACTTCCCTTATTTCCGTAGGGGTGTTACTGTAGGCTTAGTTGATAATCTTGTTAAAACACAAGAAATGATCAATAAAGTTTTTTCTCAGATTCTTCATACTGTTAATACTACAGCTAATTCAGGTTGGATAGTTGAACAAAATTCACTAACCAATATGACTGTAGAAGAACTAGAAGAACAAGGTGGACAAACTGGATTAGTCCTAGAACATAAGACTGGTAGAGCACCACCGAGTAAAATTGAACCAAATCAGATTCCTACTGGTCTAAAGGATTTAGTAGGTACAGGCTTTGAACTAATGAGGATGATCTCTGGAGTATCAGAGAGTTTCCAAGGAGGAAAGTCTAATGAAGTGTCTGGAGTTGCAATTCAATCTCGAGTACATCAATCAGCGATCCAGCTAGCAACTCCTATCGACAATCTCTTCAGAACTCGTTACATGATTGCTGAGAGATTGCTTAAACTAATTCAGCAGTTCTATACAGAAGAAAGAGTCTTCTATATTACATCTCCCGACCCGGCAGGCAAAGACAAGACTGAGGCTGTGGCAGTCAATAAAGAACTCCCTAATGGTGCAGTTCTTAACGATCTAACTGTGGGTGAGTATGATGTAGTAATTGCTGATGTTCCTACTCAGGTGACATTCCAGAACGCCCAGTTCCAGCAGGCACTTGAGATGCGTAAGTTTGGTGTGCAAATACCAGACGATGAAATGGTTATAATGTCTACTCTAAGTCGCAAAAATGATATTGCTAAGAAGATGAATGGAGAAGCTTCTGAAGAAGCAATGATGATGCAACAAGAGCAGATGAGATTGCAAATGTCGTCATTATCGCGACAGGTAGAAAAACTTGAAGCCGAAACGAAAATCAAAGAAGCCGAGACGATGGCTAAAGCTGCGGAAGTTGCTCAGATACTTGCTACTACCCCTGCTATTGCCCCTGTTTTGGATAGGATGTTAGCACAGATTAAAAACGAGGCTACTGAGAATGAAAAAGGCAGAAACCAAGAAAGCCCCCAAGCCTTTCCCGCCCAAGAAGGCCCCGAAGGCCCCGAAGAAAGGCAAGAAATGCTAAACCCTTCACTGGGTATGATGTAATACTTTAAAGCCCCTTAGATCGCCTCTAGGGGGCCTTACTAGCGATTTCGTAAATCTACGACACAGATAAGATACTAAAAGGTGATACAATGGCAAGAGAAACTCAACCGTTCTATGCAGATATTGAAGACGAAGATTTAGACAATCTAGATGATCGTGGCGATGGCTTGGATGACGAGGAAGAAGATGAAGAAGAACTCGAAGACGACGAGCATGAGGAAGATGAAGGCGACGATGAAGAGGAAGGAGAAGCTGAAGAAGAGGATGATGAGGAAGATGAAGAAGTAGAAGATCCCAAGAAACACCGAATACCTAAAGCTCGCCTTGATGAAGTTATTGCACAGCGAGAAGCTGAAAAGGAACGAGCACAATGGCTAGAAGAACAACTAGCAAAGCTTATTAGTCTACAAGAACGTAAGACTAAAGAAGAGATTGAAGTTAAGGCACCTAAGTATGACTTTGATGCTGCTGAAGAAAAGTATCTTGAGTTAGCTTTCTCAGGTGAACATGCAGATGCTTTAAGACTTCGTAAAGAGATTGATGCACAGAAAGAACTAGTATTTGAAGCTAAGATTAAGGCTCTTAAAGAGTCTACAGAAACAGAACTAGAATCTAAGTCTAAGAAAGTAATTGATGATGAAAGATTCAAAGATGTTTTAGCTAAGTCTGTTAAAGAATATAAGTTCTTAAATGATAAACACGATAGTTACAATGCTGATGCTGTAGAGATGATTAATACTCTTATGCGAGGATATGTAGCTGCAGGTAAGACTAAGGCAGAAGCTTTAGCTTTAGCAGTTAAGAAAGGTGCTCCAATGTACCTTGAACCTAAAGATAAGAAAGAGATTTCAGAAAGGCGTAAAGCACAAGTTAAGAAGAATGCTGAAGCTTCTCGTAAGCAGGCACCTAATAGCAAGGGAAGGGGAACTCGAGAAATCGATGTAGAATCTCTAGATCCTTCTAGTTTGACTGAGAAAGACTACAAGTCACTAACACCCAAGCAGAAAGCGAAACTACGCGGTGACTTCT